CGCCTCTTATGCGACACGCAGCAGCGCAGGACGCTCGATGCAATCCTTGCAGACGGGCTCCATGAGGGGATACCAAATTGGCGCGTCGAGAACGACGCCATTGACAGCGAGGGGAATCCTGTTCTAGCGTTCGCTCTCCTGCATATTCTCAGGGATATTGTCGCGGTACTCTTCCTCCTCGGCCTGGAGGTCTTCGAGACTGCCTTTCAGCTCCTCCAGCTGGTCGATGATGCTTTGCAAATTTTTGCGGCGGATCTTGTTCATGGTTAGTCCTCCTCCCCATAGTCTTCTTCAAAGCGGCCCTCGGTAATGCCGCCGTAGGTGTAGCCGTTGTCAAAACTCAGATAGACCGGCGTATCTTCATCGTACTGGGCGAGGAAGTTAATCAGCTCGCCGGCCGTCATCGTTCTGCGGATCTGGTCGATGCCGTAACCTTCGCGGAAAGTAGAACAAATCAGCTTTTTCATTGTCGGCGCTCCTTTCTCAAAATCTGAATACCAGCCCTTTGACCTCGCGGCGGCCTGATGGATCGTGCAGTGGATCGCGGGTAACAGTTCCGACGCCCTCCAGATATGCGCCCTCGGCTACCAAGGCGTGGACACTTTCCATGAGCGCGGTTGACTGATCTGTGACGATAATCTCGTCAATATCAGCTGCGGTTAATGCAGCAACGAATTCTTTCATCACGCCGTCCTTAATCTGACTGCCCCATGGAAGCGCTCTGACCTCAAACATATCGGCTCGGTCTTCCGTGCTCTGCTCCCAGCTCCGGTATGCGTAAACCTGTCCGCGAGTGGGGTTCTTCTCCGTGTCGCGGAGTTTTTCAAAGTATTCCTTTGCGGTGTCTCTGTTGAGCGTATCCAAAATCTCCTGCCGGATTTCATCGGTGATATTGATCTTCATTTTGTGTTCCTCCTTGTATTTTCACACTCGGTGCTTTATACTGAGGGGGAGGGGAGCTTTCCCGCTCCCCCTCGCGCCGGGGTTAGGTCTCTTGGCGTTCGCCCTGCTGGGGCTTGCTGTTAGGTTTGATGGTGATTGTAATCCGGTCGGCTAAATCGGGGTTATCAGCCAGCAACCTCAGAAGCTCTTGCAGGGCTTCTTTTTTTGCTTTGTCCATCGGCCTGTCCTCCTTTCCGGAGAGGTTTGTTCCTCTCCCTTACAAGAACTATATTACACTAATTCGTGTCACTTGTCAACGGTTATTTTACATTTTTTCGTGGAAATCGTAAAAAAGTTTTTGACAAGCGACACATTTTAGTGTATAGTACGAGTGAGGAGGTGAGAGTATGGGGCTCTCTGTTGCCGAAAAGATTCGCCTGATCATGAAAAGGCAGAAAATAACGATGGGCGATCTGGCTGAGGCGTCAGGGCAGACGCGGCAAAACCTGTCCAACAAAATGACGCGCGGGAACTTTACTGAAAAAGACATCACGGAGTTGGCGGCTGCGCTCGGCTGCACAGTCGAAATCCGTTTTGTCACACAGGACGGCGAGGAGATATAAGAAAAGGCCCCGGGCGAATGAACGCCCGAGGCCTCGGAGTAGGCTTAACGCTTGCTATGTATATCCGCGCCGGTGCGCGTCTTGACTCTGGTCTCCTTGTTTTCCTCTCGGATCATCAGGTCTGACAACTCACACCCCAGCGCCTCACAAATAAGATCCAGGTGCTCCAGGTTTACCCTTTCTGCGATCTCATGGTACAGGTCATTGATCGTTGAAGGTCGAATGCCTGTTGCCCTTGCAAGGTCAGCTTGCGTCCACCTCCGCTCGCCAAGCCGGGTGGACAGTAAAATCCTAATCATAGCCATGCTCCTTTACGGTAGATTCTAACAACGATTTTAGAATCTCGCTGGATTTTGGTAGATTATAACGAAATCCGTTATGGCTATGAGAGAACACAAAGAGGCTACCACACAGGAAATTCCCTGTGTAGTAGCCTCTTTCTTTATTTCTTGGCATAGGCAAGTGGAAACACCAGGACAAATATCCCGCCGGTCATATAGACCGTGGGGGCAGAGCAAAAGCCAGGCGAACCGGCTTGGTTCGTCTGGCTCTGCTTTGGTGGAGCCGGAAGAGCGCTTGTCGAACCCTTCGCCCAGGGCTTCCTCAAGCAACTCCGCTTCGCTCTGTTCACGAGTTTTCCCGTCGCGACTAACGTTGTAGTAGATTAGCAGCTTGTCGTCAAATAGGAAAACTTTATGGACAAAACACTTGATAATTCTGCGATGGTATTCTTCCTCGCTCTCACATTCCCAGGGTTCTGCGAACTGGGTAAGCAGGAACTCGATTTGGTCTGCAGTTATCACAAAGTCAGAGGCCTTCGCGATCGCCAGCTCTGCTTCAAGCGCCTCTTCTTCGTTCTCAAGCTCTTGCAGTCTCGCAGGCAGCGTCTTCGTCTTGACGCCTGACTCGATAGCGTGCATGGTGTTCTTGATTGCTTTGCGAACGTCTTTCAGCTTGAGCTCGTAAAAGAGTACGTCGCTATTGTCCTGTCGGTACTCCATTTGCAGGTCATAGCACTTCTTCGCGATATGCTGAATGACCTTGGGCTGTAAGACTTCGGCAACCGTTCTTTTGACGACCTCGCGCTCAAGCCAGTCGCGCTTGACCGGCTTTTTCGTACAGCCGCGTTTGGCCCGTGACTCCTGGCAATAGTAGTAGTACCACTTGTTCCCTGACTTGCCCGTGCCGCTCACGCCTACGAGAGGTTTTTGGCAATGCCCGCAAAACGCCTTACCGCTCAGCAGGTACTCAGCCTTCGGCTCTTTCGGTCTTTTGGCGGTTTTGCGCCGCGCGGCTTCAAGCTGCGCAAGGTGAAAAGTGTCCTTCGAGATGATCGCGGGAATCCCGTCCTCTATCGTTATATCATCGTATGTGTAAACGCCGATATAGCGTTTATTCCTGATGATATGGGTGACGCTGTTCTTGTTGAAGAGCTTGCCTTGCGCAGTCCTAAAGCCGCAGTCATTGAGATACCTGCAAATATCGGCATGGCTCTTTCCTTTGATATACATGTCGAAAACCGTCTGCACGGCCTTCGCGCCTTCTGGCTCGATCACGAGAGATTTGTCTTCCGCGGTTCGGTACCCAAGGCAGCGTCCTGCACCTGTGCTATGGCACTTCAAGGCGCTCTCACGCATTCCGCGCTTTATCTTTCGGCTAAGCTCGGCTGAGTAGTATTCGGCCCAGCCTTCCATGATGCTCTCGAGGATAATTCCCTCGGGTCCATTTGGAATGTCAGTCGTTGCGTATCGCAGCTCGACGCCGTTTTCTTTTAACTTGTGCTTGTAGATCGCGCTGTCGTATCGATTACGGGCAAAGCGGTCCGTGTGGTACAGAATGATGACGTCAAATATATGTTTTTCGCTGTCGTCGATCATCCGTTGAAACTCTCGCCGATTATCTGTCTTTCCAGAAATCTTCCTGTCGACATAGGTTCCAACGATTCGGAGATCGTGCAGCTCGGCGTACTTCGTACACTCTCGGACCTGTCCCTCGATCGACTGCTCTGTCTGATTTGGCCCAGGGCTGTACCTGGCGTATATCACTGCTCGCTGCATGGAATCACCTCAGGAATACAAACTCATTGTGGTAGGCCAGCATGTCGCGATTTGGTGCGAACCTCTTCGGCCTGATGATTTTTGTACCCTCTACGCCGAGTAGCCAGTCTCTCGTATTTTGGTCGTCGTAGCCGTCCTTCACATAGTTCGAGACCTGAATTGTAAGATCAGGCAAGACCGTCATAAGCCCTTGATCGAAAGCGCGGTCATAGAACGCATTGAGCAAGAGGCCATTTGCGGGATTCGCGCGCTCGCTCTTGTCGCATACATAGTACGGCTTGATATGGCTCGCGATCACCATTTGCGGTATGCTCTGCCCCGTGATACAGCATCGACCTTCATACGCCGAAATGACCGACTTTCGGAAGAACTTCCGCGCTTGCTTATCTGCGATCTCAGCGTAGCTCTTCTTCCGGTGCGGGTCTCCATTGTAGACCGGCTCGGTCAGATCAAAGAGCGGCAGTCCGACAATACTCTCAGCCTTCGTGCTCAGTCCTTCCCAGTCCTTCGAGAACTCCTCATAAATCTCTCGGTCGAGCTTTGAGATTCCGCCCCAGAGTCCTACGCGCCCAGTCGCCAGGAAGTCAGGGTCAAGCGCCGCGAGGTTGCAAATCTTCATTTTGAGCGCCGCAGGCGATCGGCCTATTATCTCCGCAGCGTCTTTGATCGTTCGGTTGCTGTTATTCAGCTTCGAGAAAGGAATCACGCAATAAAGCGCGTAGGCCACAATGAGCTCCTCTCTCGTCCACGGCTTGCCCCTCGCCATTTAGCGAACCTGACCCAGGAACGCGATAGCCTTGCCGATGATGCGGACATTTCCCAGCTCAGCGCCCTCATATTGCAGGACTGGGAACAGAGGATTCTCGGGACGAAGTTCAATGCGATTCGGGTACTTGTAGACACGCTTGAGAGTTGCTTCGTTGTCAATGACGACCGCCGCGATCTCGCCGTTATCCACGTCGGGCTGTTCTTTGATGAAGACCAGGTCGCCGTCAAAGATATGCGCGTTAATCATGCTGTCACCCACGCAGCGAAGAGCAAAATCAGCGTGAACGCGCCGATCAAGCTCCGCGTAGCCCTCGATATTCTGCTTCGCAAGAATCGGCTCACCGCAAGCGATTTTACCGACGATCGGCAAAAGCCGAGAGTCGGGCATAGGTTCAACGTTCTTGTAGGTAAGGTTGGATGTTACGCCGTCCATCAAGTAGTCGACTGTCGTGCCAAGTACGTTGGCGAGCTTTTGCAGCCGCAGCGCGCTGATATTCTCAATATCACCGTTCTCCCATTTACGCACAGTGCTCTTCGCAACGCCCACGAAGTTACCGACGTACTCGAGAGTCAGGTCGCAGGCCTTGCGCCTGTCATGGATTCGCTCGCCCATAGTCATAAATGTCACCGTCCTTGTCTGACTGCCTTTATTATAACGCGCAAGTGTCAAAAAGGAAACACTTTTTTCTCGAAAACAGAAAAAAGTTTCCTTTAGGGGTTTACAAATCCAAAATGATGCGCTATGATTGAGTAGCCTTAAGGAAACTTTTCAGAAAGGAGGACGCCTAAATGCTCAATGCTAATGCTCTTCGCGCCTCTATGGTTGAGAACAACTGCAGCGTCAGAGAGCTCGCAGAAATCTGTGGTCTCAAGCCTAAAGCCTTTTACCAGCGCTTGAATGGCCGTGTTGATTTTCGTGTTGGCGAGATCATCAAGTGCTCCGGACGCTTGCATCTCTCCGTGGAAAAACGCAATCAGATTTTTTTTGCGGAGGAAGTTTCCTAAAGGAAACAAATGCCCGCCGAGGCAACTTTAGAGCAAACCGAGAAACTGGCGTGCACACAGATTCTCGATTATGCAAAAACCTTTTTTCAAGACCCAAAAAACCAACAAGCCTTTCAAGTATGGCTCAAATCTAAGGAGGAACGACAAAATGGCAACGATCAAAGTTGAGGTCACGTATGACCCGAAAAAAGAAACTCTGAGTCAGGCGCTCGCCAGTCTTCTGACTGAAAAGCCTGAACACACAGAGACCATCGCGCAGATGTCTCTTTTCGATAACCCCGCCCCCACGGAAACGCCTATCGCCCAGACCTCCCCCGAGGCACCCCAGGAGTCCCCTGCGGAACCCGCAACCGAGGCCCCTGATACTAAGTCTGCTGAGGAGAAGACGATCTCTAAGGCTGACGTAAGAGCCCTCGCGGTCAAGCTCTCTAAGAATGACAAGGCTGCCCTCAAGGCGATCTTCAAGGAGCTTGGCGTCGCAAACCTGTCCGCCGTCAAGGAAGAAGATTATCCCGTCTTCTATGAAAAGTTGGTGGCTGCTAATGGCTAAACATGCTCTCTTATCAGGGCACTGCGGAAACGCCGTGCATGATCGTCCTGCGCAACGTCTCCTCGAGCAACGTCCAAAACATCACGATCACTGCAACGAAAAGGAGTGACTAAGCTATGTATGCTTGCGACTACCTTGAGACCGGTTTTCTGAACGTCTTGCGCGGCGTCACCTTCGCCGCCCCGACAAAAGTCTACCTGGCCTTGTTCCTCAATGACCCTGGCGATTCCGGTACGGCCGGCACAGAAATCAGCTACGCCGGCTATACCCGCATGGAGATCGCTTTTTCTGAGCCGGCGGTCTCTAACGGCGGTATCGGTATTCAGAATCTCTCTGACATTACCTTCGCGGCACCGGCTGACCCCGCGGGCACCGTGACGCACATTGCGATCATGGATTCTCTGGTCGGCGGCAATATGCTCGCCCGCAGCGAGCTGACCGAAAGTCTGGTTATCGGCGCGAATGAGCCGCCTGTCTTCCTGGCTGGTGACGTGCTCTTCTACCTGACCGGCAACATGTCGAACGCCTTCAAGACAAAGCTCCTGAATCTCTTCCGCGGCACGTCTATCCTCGGCATCTCCGCGCATTTTTCTCTCTGGAATGGCTCTCCCGAGGAGACCGGCTCCGAGCTTGCCGGCGATAACTATGCCCGCGTTGCGCTGACGTTCTCGGCACCGAGCGAACAGGCGAGCGGCCAGATGCTCGTGCAGAACTCGCTCGCCGTGTCCTTCAATCGTCCCTCGACTCCGTGGGGCGTCTGGACCTATTCGGCGATCTATTCTGCGGCAACAGGAGGTGAGCCTGTGTATTTGCAGGAGCTTACCGAGGCGATCACGATCAAGAAGGGCTATATGCCGACGATTGACGTCGGCGCGTTGAAGGTGGGATTGAACTAATATGTTTAGCTTTGACCGCTTCAATTTATCCAGGTTTTCGCTGGGAAGTCAGGACAACACAATTCACATTGAGCTGCTTCTCGCTGAAAACCTGGAATCTGTTGCCGGCGTAGCTATTCCGATCGAGACGACCGCCTTCTTCAATGACATCCTCCGCGGTCCTGCGCGCGGCGCGATCGGCATTGCTTCGGCCTTCGAGTCGTATGCGGCAATGAACAGCGCCGCGCTTATGCGGGCGAATATCATCGTGAAGGGCTTACTGGGGGACACCTTGCAAGCCATGTCTGATGGCGCGCAGAACTCCATGATCGTCAACGTGCTTGCTGAAAATCTTGGGGCGAGCTCGTACGCGAGCGCTGATATTCTCTGGCATGAGGCCTATGCCGATGCGCTTACTTCACTGGCGAGCGTGGTTAAGGATATTTTGATCGACCCGTTGCTCTATGAAGTGCTCGGCTCGGTCTCTGGTGCGGGCACGCAGTCCACGGAGCAGGTCTCTGTCACTGTCACGATTCCGCCTGGTGGCGAATTGCGTATTGACAGCGACACCTTCCGAGTCCTGCTGAATGGCGAGAACGTTCTCGATAAGCAGTCTGGTGACTGGCTTATGATCTCGCGCGATCTTCTCTACCTTGATATTGAGAGCGCGATCGGCAATGGCTTATCTGGCAATCTGATTTATACAGAGAGGTACTTGTGATATGCTTGAGATTTTTGATAAAAGCCGCAAGCGTATCGCGATCGCCGAGAACGCGAGCGGCGTAGAGGAAGAGCGCAAGATCAATAGTCTTTGGTACCTCACTTTTTCGCTTCCGTACAATGACGCGAAGAATGAGTATTGCCAGCCCTTCAACTATGTCCGCTACAACGGCGGCGAGCTCTATCGCATTATGCCGGTTGACGCGGAGATCACCGAAACCGGTCTTTTGACCTATCAATGCGAGCACGTTCTCGCGACCTTGATCGACAACGTGCTCTTCGGGTACCACGTCGTAGGCAACCGCGGGACCTACACGGCTGACTGTATTCGCTATGTACTGAATCGGCAGCGCGTGCAAAACTGGGTCCTCTATGAGTGTGACTTCGTTCGGCAATTTGAATATGGCTGGACGCAGGAGACCTTGCTCTCGGCCCTGTTCTCGATCGCGACGCCGCTCTCCGACTACATGTGGGTAACCGACACAAGCGTCTACCCGTGGCGGCTCTCCCTCAAGTCGATCGGTCTCGGGCAAAAGCCGCAGCTCTACGTGCGCTCAGGCTGGAACATGCTCTCGTATGGCTCGGGCAGCGACCCGCAGCAGATTTGTACCAGGCTCTACCCCCTGGGCTACGGCGAAGGCGTCAACCAGCTCACGATCAAGAGCGTCAATAACGGTTGCGAGTACATTCAGAGCCCGCAGGAGTATATCGACAAGTATGGTCTCATTGAGCGAATCTGGATTGACCGCCGGTATGAGGACCCAGCAAGCCTTCTCTCTGCAGCGCAAGTCATGCTGAATGAATTGCAGGACCCTTTGCAGCAATTCGAGATCAGCTTCGCCGAGCTCGACGAGTCCGACTACAATGTCGCGCAAATCGGTAAGCGCGTTCGTATTTTGCAGACCGAGCTCGGAACGCAGGTCGATACCTATGTTACCGAGCTCACCTATAAATACGACGACGTACCAAGCAGCAAGATCATCGTCGCGAATAAGAGCACCGATATTGCGTCCAGCGTCGCCGATATGGCTGACCGGCAGCGAATCGAACAGGCGTACGCTCAGGGCGCAACGCAGCTTTACTCGCAGTCGCTCCAAGCTAACTGCGACTCGCAGAGCGGCGCGGTCATGGACTTCTACCTTCCCGAGGATATGCGAATCGTCAATAAGATCGTCGCGAAGGTCCGCGTCGGCAGCTTCCGCGCCTACTCCAAGGCGACGAAGGCCGCCGAGTCTAAGGTTGTCTCCTCGACGACTGCTTCGCAAAAGACCTATTCAAGCACCTCGGGCGGCGGCTCTACCTCGACCACCTCTTCGGGTGGCGGCCAGACGTCGGGCGCGACGACGCTCGAGTCCTCAAACGTCTTGCCGAGCCAAACAAGTGGGCAGGCCGTGCACAATCATGGTCTTTCTCGCGGCGCGCGGCTCGCGACGACCAGTGACGGCAAAACCATTGATGGCTATGAGACCTTTGTATGGTCTGGCGCGCATGTCCATCCCGCGCATACGCATGAGATCGACGATCACTCGCACAGCGTTCGCATTCCAAGTCATTCTCACAACGTCACGATTCCTGGGCATAGCCATAATATCACGATTCCCGCGCATGAGCACGACATCACGCCTGGCATCTACTTCTATGGCAGCCCGAAACAGTTCGACCTCTACGTTAACGGCAAGAAAAAGACGACGATCGTCTCGACCGACACCGAACTCGACCTGACGCAATATCTCGTGGACACCAGCTCCAAGCTGATTCCGCGTGGTTCCTGGCTCTCGATCGAGGTTCGGCCGAATGATCTTGCCTACGTCAGTATTGACATGTTCGTCCAGGGCTTCGTGCAGTCCAGAGGCGACGCAACAGTTTAATTCTCAGGAGGTAAAACACTTTGGAGACTATGTATAAGGGCATTCCCTTCTCTCCGCAGGTCGCTCTCGCCGACGGTATCGGCGCAGGCGACACCACGATTCCCGTCACCGATATTTCCGCCTTCCCCGACGCCCCGAACCTCGCAACGATCGGCACGGACGAAGACGGCGAAACGATTCTCTACACCGCGAAGACGACGGACTCTCTTTCCGGTTGTACGCGCGGCGTAGAGGGTACGGCGAAAGCCTGGCCTTCCGGTACCACGATCGCCCGCAACTTCACCAACAAGGACTTTGACGCCTTGCAGAAGAATGTCCAGGAGGCAAAAAAGCAGGCCGATCAGGGTGTCAGCGATGCCGCTTCTGCGAAGAGCGCGGCAGCTACCGCGCAGAGTACGGCCAACGCTGCGGGCACTGCTGCTTCGGGCGCGCAGAGTGCGGCCAACGCCGCGGGTACTGCAGCAAGCAATGCCCAGACTGCCGCAGATAACGCGCAGACCGCAGCGGACAACGCCCAGAGTGCCGCTGATGACGCGCAAAGCGCTATTGACGAGCACGCTGCGGATAAGCAGAATCCGCATGGCGTGACTGCGGCCCAGGTAGGTGCGGCGGCCGCGTCTCACAAGCACGGCAACCTGACGAGCGACGGCAAGCTCGGCTCGACTGCGAATCTCCCCGTCTTCACCGGCACGGGCGGTCTCGCGCAGGCTGAGGCCGTGCTCTCGGCCGCTGCCAAGCTGGGCCGTGGCTACGGCGCTTGCTCGACCGCCGCGGCAACGAAGGCGAAGGCCGTAACGCTCTCGGGCTTTACGCTCGTCACCGGCGCGATCGTGGGCGTGAAGTTCTCCTACGACAACACTGCGACCGCGCCCACGCTGAACGTCAACAGCACTGGCGCAAAATCGATCTACTACAAGGGCGAGGCCGTCGCGGCTGGACTTCTCAAGGCCAGCTACGTCTATCTCTTCCAGTACAACGGCACGCAGTATGAGCTCCTGAATCCGGTCGCGCAGAGCAGCGGCGGCTTCTATCCCGCAATCGTCGTGACTGCCCCCACAGGCTCCACGGTGACCGCCACGGATGGTGAGACCTCTCTCGTGGGAACAGAGGTAAGCGGAAAATGGACCTTCCAGATTCCATCCTATGGCGTGTGGAATATCACCGCTACGCTGAACGGCCAGACGGCTACCACGAGTGTCTCCGTCACGGAGGTCAAGCAGTACACCGTCACGCTGACCTACTTCGCCGCAACAATCGCGGTCACGTACCCCTCGGGCTCGACCTGTACTTGCTCGAATGGCACGACCACGCTCACCGCGCCGAATACGACCGGCAGCTATACGTTTACCGTCCCGAGCGCCGGCACCTGGACCGTCAAGAGCACGAATGGCACGGACACCGCCCAGCAGGCTGTTTCGATCACGACCAGCGGCCAGAGCGCGAGCGTGACCCTGTCCTATAAGCCGACTGCGAGCACGAGCGCCAAGTCTGGCGTCAACTATACGACCGGCATTTCGAGCCTGACCGCCGAGAAGATGAGTCTCTATGCTGAGGCGATCTCTCGGAACAGCGCGATCACGAACACGACAAGCACGGTCTATATCGACGACGGCGCGAGCCACTACAAAATCAGCGTTGGCGACTCGATCAATATCGCGATCAATGGTACCTCGTACGCCTTTAAGATCATGGGCTTCAACCACGATACCCTGACGACCTCCACCGCGTACGGTTCCGCGACCGCGACCGGCAAGGCCGGTATGACCTTGCAGATGGCTGACTGCTTGGCAGGTAAGGCGCAAATGAATAGCTCTAACACGAATAGCGGCGGTTGGGAAAACTGCGCCATGCGTAAGAGCAACATGGCGACCTATCTCAGTCAGCTCACGAGTGCCTGGCAAAACGCCGTTAAGCAGGTCAATAAGCTCTCCTCGGCCGGCAGCCAGAGTACAACGATCAAGACGACCGCCGATAAGCTCTTCCTCCTGTCTGAGGTTGAGATTTTCGGTTCTACCTCTTACTCGGTTTCTGGCGAAGGCACGCAATATGCGTACTACAAAGCCGGCAACAGCAAAGTTAAGAATGTAAGCGGGTCTGCGTACTTCTGGTGGGAGCGTTCTCCTTGTGCGAGCAACGCTGCCAGCTTCTTAAGTGTCGGCAGCAACGGCAACGCCAACGCCAACGGCGCCGGCAACTCGTTTGGCGTGGCCTTCGGCTTCTGTGTTTAATCTGTAATCTACAAATATCTGCGGCCCGTAAGGGCCGCGGAAAGGAAAACGCTTATGTCAGTCTACAAGTCCAAACGCGGCGCCAGCTCTGCGCAGTTCGTTGAGACCGCGAGAAAGCTGCAGGTCCATACCCTCGAGCAGTGCCTCAAGGTACCTAAAAGGTACACTTTCTACTTGACGCAGAAGATCATGGACCACGCAAGCGCCGTCTACGATGAAGTCACGATGGCGAACAGCATTTTCCCGATCAACCAGCATGAGGCCCAGCTCCGGAGAGATCACTTGATCGCGGCAAACGCCAAACTTCAAGCCCTCGACCGGCAACTGGGCCTTCTTGCGGGCGTCCTCTGGAAGAACCCTGAGAACTTCAAAGGCTTTGACAACGCCTTCACGGTTTGGGGCGAGCTTATCATCGAGGAGGCCAAACTCATTTCCGGTATCAGGCGCTCAGATCGCGCCCGATATAAAAATCTTCCTGAATAACTGGGTCAAGTCCTGCATTGTTGCCCTGTCTGCGAACAACTGGTGGGAGCGTTCTCCTAATGCGAGCAACACTACCAACTTCTGTAATGTCAACAGCAACGGCAACGCCAACAACAACAACGCCAGCAACTCGAATGGCGTGGCCTTCGGATTCCGTTTATTTCCTGGTGAGACCGAGTAACTCTCTTTAGAGCGAAAGCAGGACCGATACGGAAGGAGGACTTGCTTCCCTGGCCGTCGGGTCAAAAACACTCCGTCGATGCGGCCGTCTGGACGCTGCTTGCATGGCTCGGAAGCGCGCGGGTACCGAGTTTCATGGACGGCGCCGCTACGCAGTTATAACACGTGCTCTATAAATACCACTGTACGAAGGAGACAATCTAATCTATGACAAGCGAAGAGCGGCACGAGCTTAGGTATCAACGCTGCTGTCAGAGAAGGCAGGCCAAAAGGCTCGCGCGCAGCATCGCTTGCGGCAGCTTTGAGGAGGCCTTTTCTTTTAGCAATCTATTTCAGGCAGGGCAAACCTGCTGCAAGAATGTCAACTGGAAATGCTCGACGCAGCGCTACCGAACGAACATCATCTCGAATACCGCGAGGACCCATGCCGAGCTGATGGCTGGAACGTATAAAAGCCGAGGCTTTTACGAGTTTGACATTTACGATCGTGGAAAATGGCGCCATATCCGCAGCGTCCATATTACAGAGCGCGCCGTTCAGAGAAATCTCTGCGACCAGGTTATCACAAAGGTTTTTCAGCCAGCTTTTATCTATGACAACGCCGCGAGCATCAAAGGTAAAGGCATCGACTTCGCGATGGACCGTCTTAACTGCCACTTGCAGCGACATTTCCGCAAGCACGGTCTCAAAGGCGGTATTCTCGTCTTCGACTTCAAGGATTACTTCGGCTCGGCGCAGCACTGGACCGTCCAGAACGAGCTTGCTCGTCGTGTTCACGACCCGGAGACCAGAAAGCTCGCGAATGACTTCCTTGAGAACTTCGGCCCAGTCGGGTACGGCCTTGGCAGTCAAATCTCGCAAAACGCGGCGCTCATGCTGCCGAACAAGCTCGACCATATTATCAAGGAAGAGCTTCGCATTAAGGGCTACGGCCGGTATATGGACGATGGCTATTTGATTCACGAGGATATTCACTATTTGGAGTATTGCCTCGAGAGAATCAAAGAGGTCTGCGCCGAGCTGGGTATCACGCTCAACCTGCGCAAGACCAAAATCCGCCCGATCACACGCGGCATTGTATTCCTCAAAACGAAGTTCATCTTGACGGAGACCGGCCGAGTCCTTCGCAAAATGAGCCGTGCGTCCATGCGCGCGATGAAGAGAAAGCTCTTCAAGTTCCGCAAGTGGTACGAGGCCGGCGAGTTCTCGCTCGAGGATATTCGCACCGCCTATGACAGCTTTAAGGGACACATGCGACGAGGCGACAGCTTCAAGGCCGTCGCGCGTATCGATCTATTTTTCAAGCATCTCTTCGGGTTCCACCCGAACGACAAAACGAAATGGAGGGCAACTAATGTACCGAATCGTAAAAGATGGGACTACTCTGGGGCTGACCGAGCAACCAAACTTTGTCGAGCCGCTTGAGAACGGCGCCTGGGGACTCTGTGTCGAGTCCAGGGCTCACGGTATCGCCTGGGAAGGTAAAGTGTACGGCCTTGCAGGGAAGTCCGCCATGGACGGCCTGGAGCTCGTTACGCTTGCCTTCGTGGACGCGGGCACGCTCACGACCGAGGCCGTGACCGTGCAGTCGATTCTCTTCGTAAACGCTGCGGAAAGCGGCGCGGTCGATGACACGACCGCCAACGAGCACGTTGACCTGTTTGCTGCCTGGGCCTACCCGATCGCCTATAAGACTGGCAATATCCGCAAATACGGCGGCCAACTTTACCGTTGCCTGCAAGATCATACCTCGCAGGCGGACTGGACTCCTGATGTCACCTCCAGCTTATGGAAAGCTACCGCCGACCCTGCCGAAGAGTGGCCGGTTTGGTCTCAGCCCCAGGGTGCACATGACGCCTACGCCAAGGGCGCAAAGGTCTTGCACTCCGGTAAGCGCTGGACATCCGACGTCGATAACAACGTTTGGGAGCCTGGCGTTTATGGCTGGACGGAGGTAACTGAATGACGCTATATCAGGTCCTCAGCCTTCTCGGCGCCGGCAGTCTGCTTGTCGGCGTTTTTCGTTTGCTGTTCGCCCAGATCAAGGGCGTTCGGCTCGGCGTGCAGGCGCTCCTCAGGGCGCAGATGATCGCCGACTATAACAAGTGGAGCGAACGGGGGTACGCCCCGATCTATGCTCGCGAAAATTTCATCAACTGCTGGACGCAGTATCACAGCCTGGGCGTCAACGGCGTCATGGACGACCTGAAAGCGAAATTCCTGGCGCTGCCAACCGACCACCTGCAGGCTGAGAAAGGAGATTTGGAATGAACGAAAAGATCATCAAGAGACTCGGCAATCTGCTGAGCGTCAAGTCGATCGTCACCCTGGTTCTGACTGGCGTGTTCGCCTATATGGCGATTGTCGGCAAGATCAGCCAGGATTTTATGACGATCTACGCTGTCATTATCGCCTTCTACTTCGGCACCCAGTCCCAGAAGACCCAGGACGCGATTGACGGTATCGGCAAGGAGGTCTAAAGCTATGACACCTGTTCAGCGTGTACTCGCTACCGCCCGTTCAGAGAACGGGTACCTCGAGAAGGCGACAAACGCCCAGCTTGAGGACAAGACCGCGAACGCCGGTTACAACAACTGGAACAAGTTCGCGGCCTTCCTGGACGATCTCGAGGTCGTCTACAACGGCAAGAAGAACGGCTACGCATGGTGCGACTGCTTCGTAGACTACTGCTTTATTTACACCTTCGGCCTTGAGCTCGGAATGGCTATGACCTTCCAGCCGAAGAAGGGCGCGGGCGCGGGGTGTACTTACAGCATGGGCTACTACAAGAAGGCCGGTCGCTTCTTCAAGGACCCGCAGCCTGGCGACCAGATTTTCTTCACGAACGACGGCGGCGCGAGCTCGTACCACACCGGTCTCGTGGAGAAGGTCGAAGGCGGCAGGGTCTACACGATCGAGGGCAACACCTCAAGCGCGCCTGGCGTCGTCCCGAACGGCGGCGCGGTGCGTGACAAGAGTTATTCGCTCGGCTATAACCAGATCGCGGGCTACGGCCGGCCTGACTGGAGCCTTGCGGGAGAGGAGACTGAGGAAATGACGCAAGATCAATTCAACGATATGTTCAAGGTCGCGATGGCGGCTTACCGCGCTGAGCTGCAGGACAACGACTGCGGCAGTTATAGCGCCGAGGGCCGTCAATTTATGATTGACAAGGGCCTCATGGTCGGTGGTAACCCACTGCCGAACAGCGAGCCGAATTACATGTGGCAGGACTTCCTGACCCGTGAACAGTTCGCGACCGTGCTCTTCCGGTACGCGAAGGCCCTGGGCGTTGCCTGATGGGACGCCATGAGAAAAAGCCCTCAAAGAAGAAGGTCAAGATCGAATGGAGCAAGCTCGTATGCCTGTTGACGATTCTCGCCGGTCTCTTGATCGTGCAAGAGTGCCTCTTCCTTATGTACCTCTGCATCAAGGGTGGCTACACTGCTACGGCCGCCTGGCTGACCGCCGCGACCGGCGTAGGCGAGGCGGTTATCATTGCCGGCGCAAACGGGTATCTCGGGCTTGCGAAATCCGATCACAAACGCGGCGGTATCACGTTCGAGGCCGCCAAAGCAAAAGACTTCACCGAGGACGAGGATAAAAACAGCCCGCCGATCTAACTGAAAAGCCCTCCTGCGGATTCGTCCGCGGGAGGGCTCTTTTTATATTTTGCGGCCGTTGTACGCCAACTTTCCGACGAGCTCGCCGGTGGGCGCGTAGACCTCGCAAGCGAGCCAGTCTGACGCGGCGAGATCATTATTCAGCGCAAAGGCTCGGACTGCTTGGGACGGTTCTGCGACCTCATGCAAGCGTTCTTCGCAAGCTCGGCCCGCGTCCATATACCGGACGAGAAGATCATATTTCATCGTTGCCGGTCTCCTTCGCTACCAGGTCCAGGATAAACCGGTTGACGCTCTTGCCGACACTCGCCGCAGCTTTTTGAATATAGTCCTTCTGGCCCTTTTTCACCTTCAGCTCAATGCGCTCGTAGGTCTTGCGGTTGTAGCGTTCCGTCGCTTCTCGCTGGGCGTCCGAGTAGGCCATGCGTCCACCGTCCTTTCCTTTTTACTATTATTAGTATAAAGGAATGGGCGGATTCTTCGTATAATGTCGACCGTATAAAAATGGAGAGCCCCTTCTCTCACAATATCAATTTTACCGCGTTTAGTAAGCGTTGTAAATCGGCAGAACTCAACAGGTTTTTACTGAAAACGCTGAGCAGTTCGTCGGCATACGAAATCTACTAAACACGGTAAAATTATAAATGTCAAGAGGAAAGGAGCTTGACAAAAAGAAAGAGCCTGCAGCTCCAACCTGCAAGCTCTAAGAAGGGAGGTGCGTGAAATGCCTGATGGCTACACCCCTTACGGTTACCTCGGCAAGGTCGACGATAGACTGATCGAGGTTGTCTCTGAGGAAGAGCTCTACGAGCTTCTCGAAGACGAATAACCGCTAATCACCCGCGAGCCTGGCCGGTCGCAAGACCGGCTGGGCTTCAAGGTGCCTTTCATTATATATCATTCCACGTGATTTGTAAATGCTTAATTTTTGAAGGAGGTACACCCCTATGACGTTTTGGCATGTTGTCACCAAGTTCTTTGACTCTGGCAAGGTAAAAGTCAATCTCGCGCCCATCGAGGCCGATCGCAAGCCTGAGAACCACATGACCGAAAATAAGACCTGCGACGAGTATCATGACTACTTCGATACCTACAAAGAGGCGGCCGCGTACGCAGCCGACGCCCGCAAAGCCTGATCGGCGAGACCTGTCAGAAGTGCTTAGCGAAATCAGTAAAACCTCGAGCAGTTCGTCAGCATACGAAACTTACTAAACACGGTAAAATTAAAAATGTCAAGAGGATAAAACAGAATGCGGACAGCGCCGTCCAGCTCACGAGCTTCAAGCGGTAAGCGCGCTGCGAAAGGTAACCTCTTGATACGATTAGTACGGAGGTACCCGCATGAACGTCAACCGTATGTGCTACAGCTATTCAGCGCTTTATAAATGCGCTGACGCCGTAAAGGCGACTACCTGGACCGTTCGCCGGTCAGCCGAGCATTTCAGTAAGTGCTTTGAAATTAAGAAGGTTTTCGAGCTCTGCTATGCTGAAACGCGCTGCTTGCTTTTCGACCCGGATTTTTCCCCATGGTACGACTACATGAAGGCCGTCGAGCGCAAGTACACTAAAAAGGAGCTGGACCGCAAGCTGCGAGCCTGTTACCTGTTTCTTGCGAACGAACTCAACGCGATCTTATCTGATATGCGGTCTGGGGAGGTGGATTCCGTTGACTAAGGTTTATATCGTTCAGGTCATTCCCGAGGCGAGTCTCGGGAAAGTCAGTCAAGAGGGCTATACCTCTCTTGAAAAGGCGCAGGCCTTTATTGAGAGCCGGGCGGACAAGCCCCGCAAGCAGTCCGAATACTGGTACCGCACCGAAGATTTCACCGACTACCTTATCTACGAAGTCAATATTGTCTAAAAGATTCGCCCCTCGCGGGCGTTTCTTTAGGACTATCCGCTTTATCAAACTGCTTTATTAAAGGAGGTACTAATGACGTCTTTTACGATCTTCTACAACGTCAAAACCGGCGCGTATGCTGCGGTTTACGACTTCGCGCTCCCGACAATGACCGGCATCGGCCGCAAAGAAGAATGGCAGCCGGTTTACCACGGACAGGCAAACGGCTTGCTTGATAAGGCCAAGCAGCGCGAGGTGTTTGTCAAGGCCCGAGAGTCCTGCGGCTGACACCTGTCGAAAGCGCTTAATAATTTCAGTAAAACCCCGAGCACTTTGTCAGCATACGAAACTTACTAAACACGATAAAATCATAATTGTTCCAAGGAACACAACAAAATCAAATTTTTCAGGAGGATATAAAAATGAAGGACATGACTACCGTGCTGAACAAGAAGATCGTCAACAAGGAGACCAACGAGGTCCGCCTGGTCGTCAAGATCGACGAAGAGAACCGCAAAATCTACTCCGTTCCTGCAAGCGAGCCTGCCGCTGAGCCTGCCTGCATGGCCGCCGCTTCCTATGATCGCCGCTGGCGCCTCTGCGAAGAGCCTGTCGCCGAAGAGCAGACCATCGAGACCGCTGCCGAGCCTCAGGCCGAAGAGCCGGAGACCGAGACCCCTGCCACAGAGGACAAGCCCGAGCCGATGAAGATGAGCGAGACGATCACCGCTCTCGAGACGATCTTCGACAAGCTCAACGCGATCTACTTCGAGGGCAAGCTGCCCCGTCCGGTCATCACCGTTCAGACCACGCCGAAAGCCTATGGTCATTGCTCCACCAAGAAGATCTGGAAGTCCGAGAACGAGGGCATGTATGAGATCAACCTCGGCGCTGAGTTCATCAATCGCCCGAAGGAATCCACCTGCGCGACCCTGCTGCATGAAATGGTCCACCTCTTCTGCACCGAAAACGAGATTGCTGACACCTGCCAGAATGGCCGCTACCACAACAAGACCTTCAAGGCCGAGTGCGAGAGCCGTGACTTGATCGTCGAGTATGACCGTGCTAACGGCTACGCGCATACCTCTCCGACCGACGCCTTCAAGACCAAGCTCGCCGAGGCCGGCGTCGACCTGAGCGTCCGCTTTGCCCGCGTCATGCCGAAGGCTAAGGCCAAGGCTGAGCGCGAGAAGGCTCACCGCTACGTCTGCCCCGTCTGCGGGCAGGAGGTTCGTACCACTTCCGAGCTCAGCCTGATTTGCGGACATTGCAACGTCACCATGGACCGCCTGGACTAATCCAGGCGAGTCCAAAATCTGGGAGTATAAACACCAGGGCCCTGGGCGTAGAACGCGATACGGCTCGCCCAGGAGCTCCGTAGGATAGTTTAAGGAGGAATGATAAATGACTCAAGCTCAAAGAGACGTCTACATGGCCTTGCTGATGGCTGGACGTGAAGACGAGGCTACGGCCTACCGCGATAAAGTCGAGGCAGCAAGCTATGACTCTGCGCGGGCTCGCGCAAACGCGAATACCTACTACGTCGACAAGCACGGCAAGAAGATCGAGGCTGATATGCTTATCAGCATCGGCGGCAAGGCGCCCGAGCTCGTCCTGCTCTGCGGGAACGATAACCTCGGCGTGAACGCCTCAAATCCCGCATACTTAGAGGCTCATCCCGAGGCCCGTCAAGAGTGTTATCCGCTCAGCGAGTTCGCGAGCAACGATATTGAAATTATTAAGGAGGATATGAATCATGTATAAGTATTGCCCGCATTGCGGAAAGCCTTTCCTGGAGCCTGACAAGCCTCGCACGGTCGGTCTGGTCTCGCAGGTCAAGGAGTTTATCACCTGGGCGCAGATCAAGGAGTGGTCCGACCTGCGCGAGGCGTCTAAGCACTTCGAGATCGGCGACGAGATTCACGATGAACTCAAGACCGGTGAGCCGATCACCCTGGTCGTCGTTGAGAAGGACAAGCCCTTTGACGGTGACGTCATGTTCATGCTCAAAGACTGCTTGCGCGATACCTACCCCATGAATGACGACTACACGAACGCAGGCGGCTGGAAGGCAAGCAAGCTCCGCAAGGTTCTCAACACTGATATTCTTGCTTTGCTGCCCGACGACCTGCGGGCCGCGATCAAGCCGAGAGTGATCGACGGCGAGAGCGATCTCCTCTGGCTCGCTTCTGAGATGGAGGTCTTCGGCCTGCATGACTGGACGGAGAATGACCCTGACCGCGGCGAGCAGATGGCGTACTACAAGCGCCGCGGGAATCGTATCAAGGCTCTCGGCGACGAGGGCGAGGCTGCGAGCTACTGGTGGGAGCGTTCTCCTTATGCGAGCTACGCTACCAACTTCTGTTGTGTCGGCAGCGGCGGCAACGCCTTCGGCAACTACGCCAGCGGCTCGTATGGCGTGGCCTTCGGCTTCTGTGTTTAATCTGCGGTCTAAGAATCCCCAGCCCGTCAGGGCTGGGGACAAGTAAGAAGGAGGATTCCGATGGGATTAAGAGAACTGCGCCAGGCGAAAGGCTTGACCTTGAAGGGCCTGGCTGCATTGAGCGGCGTTAACTATATGAAGATTCACCAGATCGAGACGGGCAAGATCAACCCCGAGAACATTGCACTCAAGACCGCCGTGAAACTGGCGAAGGCGCTTGACTGCAAGCCCGAAGACATTCTCGCCAAGTAGAGGGACTGCTCATGGACGACGCCGAATATATCTACAAGCAAGACGTCAAAGAGAAAGCCATCACCGCGCGGAGCTCGCATAAGTATGGCAGCTCTCGCCGTCGTCGCTGCGGCCTTTCCAGCGACAATTTAACACGAAAGGAATGGGAACGTATGAACGGCCCAGTACATACTCTCAAGCCCGACGAGGCTCTTTCCTGGGACAGGTTCAGAGCTTTGCCGAGGAGCTTGCAGCAGGACTATATCAAGCATATCCTCTCGAAGTTTAAGGTTGGGCCCGCGGCGCTCGGTCGTATGTTCGGTGTCAGCGAGGCCTATTGCGGGGACTACCTCAAAAAGCAGCTCGGTATCACCTTCCAGGGACGCACGACCCGACAGGAGACCTTGCGCTTCCTCGACGCCTATCGACCCGACCGAGGACCGGTTTGCGCCGACAAAAAAAAACACCGGGCTCATGCGAGTCTCGCTGACCTTCTGCGGCGGCTTCTCGCCCGAGGCTATCGCCGCAAGGCTGCAAGGTCTTTTCCCCGTGGGCGCAGCGGTCTCGGTTACGGTTGATATTTCTGCTACTGAGGCTTGAGTAGCGAATAGCAAACCCGCGGCCATGTTTGCTACTGGTTTGCTACTGGCTTAAAGCCTTATATACCAAGGCTTTTTAGAACATGAGTAGCGGAGTAGCAATTTTACCTATTGAACCCCACAGATTAAACCTAAAAAGACATAATTATTTCCCTTTAGGTTTAATTCATAGGATTTATAGGAAGTCAGTTTTTTGCTACTTCGCTACTCGACAGGAGGTTGACATGGCGAAAAGTAAAAAGCGCGGGCCGGCTCAGAAGTCGAAAGGCTCCTACGCCCAAGAGCTTCAGATGAAGAAACAGCTCGGCGCGAATATCATAGCGGACTGGACCGCGCAGCTCTGCCTCGACACGATGGCTATCGTCCTCAATGACCCTGAGGTCATGGGCCATAGTGCGCTCGGCTCGAAACGGCTCATGCGCGTCTGCGAGGCCTTTAACGAGCTATTTGATAAGACTCGGCTTGCTCTCTCTAAGAGCGATGAGGCTGAATACTGGCGCGTAAAGATCGACCAAGCGCAAGAGCGCATCTTTGGTCCCGATTATCTTCACTGGCAAGAGCGCTATTCCTACTGGGACGAGCGCGACACCTATTAAGGAGGAAAGAGCATGGCTCGATTGACAAAGAGAATGCCGTCCGGCTGGGCACTTGCTGCACCGTGCGCACCTGGGGTTCCTCTGGCAGCGCTTGCTCGATATGAGAATATCGGCAGCGCGCACCAGTTTAGACACCTCAGCGAGCTCAACACGCCGAAGAGCCCATACCCTGACGGCGATACAAGCATTTTGGAGTGCCCTTGCTGCGGGAGCGGTGAATGGCTCCACAACGCCGACGAGAGCGCGGCCAACTTCTGCGGGCAATGCGGACAGGCGATCGACTGGACCGAGCCCGAGGTCCATTGCGGGGACTGCGCGCACCTGACCTTCTCCGACTGCTATGGCGAGTGCGGGAAAGGCTATAAGGGAATCGTCCAGCCTGGGGACTCTTGCGGGAAAGGCGAGCATAAGTAAAGAGACTTTGTCAGTCTCTTTCTTTTCGGCGGTTTTACCTACTAATTTCAGTAAATCCTCGAGCGCTTTGTCAGCATACGAAACTTACTAAATACGATAAAATCATAATTGTTGAGAGCAACAAACCGAAACAATTATGGAGGTATTTATCATGTTGAAACTTAAGGACATTCTCGCTGCTGCAAACGCTAAGGTCGCCGAGTATATGGCTCAGGGCTATATGATCTCCTGGATGAACGCATCTTTCGGTTACAAGTTCCGCGTGGACCTCGAGAAAAACGGCGATCGCGTCCGCGTTAAGGTCGACCGCTTCCACAACTGGGAACTCGCTTCGAGCATTGAGGGCCTGACCCTGCAGGTTGTTCGCATCTCTCATGCTGACGCCTTTGAAGATCGCGACGTTGAGCCACTCTACTCTAAAAACTTCTATGATCTGTCTCGCTACGGTCGTGGTCAGGCCTTCACCGAATCCCTCGAAGAAAAGCAAGCCGCTTGTGATAAGGTCATTGCGAGATACCTTGCTTCTGATCGCGACACTCGTACCGAGCTCCAGCCCTCTGCGGCGCTCATTCGCCGGCTGAAACAGCGTAAGGGCTTTACCAACGCAACCCGCAATAATATCCGCGTCTATCGCAGCGTCGCAGGTTACACCATCGAAATGGCCGGCCGCAATGGCGCCAAGGCTAAGAGCGAGCTCATTCGCCTGCCTGGCACGAAATAAGCGCCTGTCAGAAGTGCTTAGCGAAATCAGTAAAATCTCGAGCAGTTTGTCGGCATACGAAACTTACTAAACACGGTAAAATCATAATTGTTGAGAGCAATAGACCACAACAATTATGGAGGTTGATACCATGGCAAGAGAGTACGTCGTCGAGAATAATGACTTTAGCGAGTTTGAGCACCTGACGCTGGACCGCGTTGACCGAAACGGAACCCGCTACTATACCGACTGCAAGTGCCCGAAATGCGGCGGCACCGGTAACATTTACTACTACGCCCATGTTGAGGGCGGCGTGTGTTTCCTTTGTGGCGGCTCTGGTGTTCACCCCACGCAAGTCATCGTTCGTCGTGCTGAGTATCAGCGCGAGCTCGATGCCAAGCGTCTTGAGCGCGCTCGCAAAGCAGCACCCGCCGTAAACGCGGCTTTTCTTGAGCGGGAGGGCTTCTCCAAAGACGGTAAGACCTATATCGTGCTCGGCGATACCTACGCAATCCGCGAAGACCTGAAAGCCGCCGGCGCAAAGTTCAGTTACAATCTCGGTTGGCACTTCCCCGAGCCGAATCCCAATTACGCAACCCGTGAGACCACCAAAGACACGATTGTCTTTCAGAATGACGAAGAGACCGTGACCGTACTTCGTGAATTGCCGAACGGCATGCTCGACTGGCCCTATGACGTTTACTATTTGCAAGAGTACGTCAAGCGCCTGCAAGAAGAGTACAAAGCGAGCCTCATGCCTGAGACTAAGTTCTTTGGTGAGCTCGGGCAGAAGGTTGAGCTTACTCTTGCACTTGATCGTCGCAGCTTCTTCGATACGCAATGGGGCTCCACTGCGATCTATGCCTTTACCGACGCCGAAGGCCATCACTTCATCTGGAAGACGGCTTCCTGGCCCGATTCCATGACGAAGGTTAACGAGGGCGATTCAATCGTCCTCAAGGGTACGATCAAGGAGCATAACGAGTACAAGGGCTGCAAGCAGACCGTGCTCACGCGCTGCAAGATTGTAGCTTAA